GGGTTGGTGAAGGGAATGATTCTTCACCTATAATAAAATATGTTGTTAATTCACCACTATCAGGTAATGGCTGTGATGTAATACTTATTGATTGGTAATCATTTGATAAAATTCTATCTGTATATTTTATCTGTACTTGACCAATACCGAAAGTTGGACTTGTTGTTGGAATCCAAACACCATCATTGGCTAACATATAACCAAATGAAGGTGTAACCTTTAATATAAAAAATGCGTGGATTGCAACACCAGTATATGCAATTGGATCATCGTACTTAACATCAAAAGATATATCTATCTTATCGCCTTTTTCTAAATCTACTGGATTAGAATATATATATGAGTTATCACCGCTTGTATCGGGTGTAATAAAAGCAAAATTATCAATCATCCTACCAGCACCATCATATTCCTCCATTCTACCATATTGGCTATTACTTGCAGTAACTATTGGAAACTTGCCAACAGCCCAATATAATAAGTCATACGTTTTTGTGTTTGAACCAGCACTTTGAAAAGCACCTCTTGAAAAAGATTCATTATCTAAAACCTCTTGAAATTCATCATACATGAATTTTGTAGTAACCTTTCTTTTCTTTCTATTTATAAACCTTATTACTTCAGGTGTTATAAATCTCATTTCATTACCATCACCAATCTCTACATCATATCTTTTTGTAAATGCAGTTCTACCACCACTACTATTTGTAAATCCTTTTAAATTAGTTGAAAATGGAGCATAAAGTTCTTCAAGTCTTAAAATATGCCATTGACCTTTATACTGAAATATAGTCTGACTAAAACCACTATTTATCTTATTTAATACTTCAAGTGATGATTCGTACTCTATTGGTGTATTGGTCTGAAATGTCTTTACATCAATATAGCACTGATCCAATGGCATTTGATTATTGCCATCTGTCATTGAAGTATGAAATAAATTATTTATTATAACACTATTAGTAAATGTAATTGGCGATTGGTACATTGCATATTGTATCAATTCCCAAGGTGTTTTTTTACCAAGCAATTCATCACCTGCATTATCTTGCAAAGGAACATATTGCAAAAGCCCTATGCCATCACTTGCCCTTAAAACTAATACATGGTTTGTGCTTTGCCATATCTCTTGAAAATCATCTTGCATTAACCAACCTACCCAATAATTTGTCCAAGTACCAAAATCAAATATTACCTTAATTTCATTATCTGTGTCCTTTAAAAAATCATCTATCGACACAGTGCTATCAGTAACAATTTGTATTTCAGCCATCATTGGTCTTACTGGCTTAAACCAATTCTCATCAGTATTATTTTCTCGCAATATAAATGGACTTGCACCACCAAGCAATTCGGTAGAGCCACCACTATATGATTCGTAAAGAAACCGAACAATACATTGCTGACCTTGTAAAGTCTTAAATTTTATTCTATATTTCTCAGCCAACTCTTGAAAATTGTGAATTTGTACGATTTAATGAACCCACTAAGTCTTGCCCTCGTAATACCATATTAACCGATCCAGCCATTTGCATACCACCTGGTTGCACCCCACCAAATGATGGATTTGCAACATTACCGCCACCTAAACCAACTCCTAATATTGATCCAAATGCTTTTAAAAAACTAACACCTCCACCAGCCGCACCGCCTGTTGCCAATGATAATACAGCCGCAACCGCAGCAGCAGCAGCTAATCTTGCATATAATTTTTTTAATGATTCTACAACACTTGCCGTAAAATCATCCCAAGACTTTTTACCCTTAGATAAAACAATATCAAATAGTTGATTTAATGGATTTATTACATTGCTAAATATTGTTTTTCCAAGACTTAAATAAGTTTTTTCTAATGCCTTAGCATCTTTTTCTTCTTGGGAAATTCCTTTGCCTTTTATAAATGTACTTTCAAATTGATTTCTTGCAGATTGACCAAATTCTTCTTGTATTCTTAATCTTTCTTTTGCTAATTTTTCTTCATCTCTTAAAGATATTGCATTATATTTATCTGCTATTTCCTTTTGTTTTATTCTTAATTCTTCATCAATAGCTGTAAAATCAAATTTATTAGCCCTTAATAATGTTTTTCTTTTTTCTTCATAATCATCTTGTATCTTATATAATTCCTTTTCTCTTTCTGTCAAAGTAGATACATAAGCATCCTTTAAAACTTTAAATGCGTTATCTTCTCTATTAAATCTATCTTGTTGAGCCTTTAATAATTCTTCAGCTAATTTTTTTTCAATCTTTATTCTATCTTCGCTTGATTTTTTAGCTTTTTTTGCTGATTCCTCTTGTGCTTTTAATGCAGCATTTGCTGCATCTATTGGAGCCTTTATTTTATTTTCCTCAATTATACTTTTTTCAAGTTCTGTATTAAATAAATTAAAATTATTTCTTAATTCATTGACTTTTTTATTTTGTTCATTAAATCTTGCTGTTGCTTTATCTAATTCTCTTGTATCAGGTGTATCTGCTCTGCCAATAAATTTTATTGGCTTTCTTGCAATATCATCTCTCTCTTGTTGAAGTTTATTTAAAATTTCAATTTGTTTGGCTAATTCTACACTTGTACTTGCAATTCCTTGTTCAAATCCTTTTGTTATTGCAGCTTGTTTTATGCTTTGAGTATAAGCATTTACTATACCAGTTAATTCACTAAGATTTGTTTTTTCTAATTCTATATTACCAAAATAATCTTTATTTATTTCCTTTAATCTATTTAATGCAGCATTTCTTTCATCATAACTTTTAGTTTGATCAGATATTACCTTTAATAAAGTATTTACTTCAATTATATTTGCTGAAACACCTGCTACTTCTTGATTAGTAATTTGTAATGAAGTTCTTTTTGATTCATTAAAAGATTCATAAGATTTATTGGCATTTTGTAATTCTTTATTATATATACTTTGTTTTCCAATTAAGGCATCTATTGCTTTTCCAAAGGAACCATATTCCTTAATAGCAACTGTTATTAAAGATGTTACTGTTGAAAATGCAAAAAACGCACCTGCTGGCCCAATCAATGAACCTCCTAATTCTTTTAAGCCACCAACTAACCCACCATTCTCGTTTTTTAATTTTCCAAATGATTGTACAAGTGCTGGAATATTATTTTGTATTGCAATAAAACCAAATGGTAAATCTTGAACTACTCTACTTAAATCTGTAAGTGCAATTCTTGATTGCCTTGTTTTATCAGGCAAATCCTCGGGTAGCCCAATAGATTGTAGCTTTTCTTTATATTTTGTTAATTTATCAATTTCGGCATTTAATGGTGCAATACCATCTTTAGCTGCAGAACCAGCATCTTTAGTAAATTTTTTTATTAATCTATTAGCTTCATTAATAGATAAGTCAAATTTGCTTAAATCAGCACCTATTTCGTAATTTAATTGAGCAAGTGTCCTATCTGCCATTATGCTAATCTTTTAAATAATTCTTTTATATCATCATCATTTAAGCCGCTTTTGCTTTCTTCATCTCCAGGTAATTGCCAAAGTTCTTCAGGTGATTTAGGTGAAGTTTTTGGATCCCCATGCAACCTCACCATAGTAAACATTAACAATCTTGTTTGCTTATAAGTATCTATTTTTTTTTCTTGATGTCCTTTTATCATTAATGAAAAATGATATGGAGACATAGAATAAAAATCGTTAGGCAGTAACATTAATTCACCAAAAGCAAATGATTCTATTTCTTCCCACGAGTAGTCTTTTTTTTTGTTTCAGTATTTTCTGTATTGGAAATATTTTTAATAAAATCATTTTGCGACCATAATTCAATTACTGAATTTATTTGGCTAATAATTTCATCATTTTTTAAATTATTTTCAATAAAATCTACAAAAAATTCAAAAGAATATTCAGGAACTACATCTTTTATTATGCAATTATTATAATAACCGCTATATAAAATTTGTGCAAATCCAATTTCAGTTAATGTGCTTCCATTAAATGAAACCTCATCTTTAAATCTATTTTGTAAATATCTAAAAGATGCCATTCCAAATTTAAGTCCAATTTTTTTACCTTCAATCTCAATCGTAGTATAATTCATAATTAAGCAGTTATATCAATAGTTCCAGTTGATGTAATTGATCCACTAAATTTAATAAAATCAGCAGTAGCTTGTGTAAGTGTCAAAGAAGTTACATAAGCAGAAAACTGATGGTAATAAACAGTACCTATTGATGCTCCAACAACAGTTGGGTTTTGTACTCTTACAGAAACCATTGTTTTGTTTATTGATGCAGCCAATAAATCTTCATAAGAAATTTGTGAAACAGTTGGTGCGGTTTCACATACTGCATCAAAATCAAGTGATACTGATGGCTCTCCTACTGATGTTAAAACACCGCAGTTTGTTTGATCCGTAGCAGTATCAAGAGTTGTGTTTACTGAAGATGATGCAAGACATACAAGATTTTTGTATGAACTTCCACCAGCTACATCTACTTCAATGTTTTGAACTGAACCTAAAATTTGTCCCATTTTATTTGTTTTTTATTTTTGATTAACTAAATTGTTTATTGTTATTATTTTTCTTGTTATATATAAATCATCATTTTCTATATCTAAATATCTTGATGCAGTTCTTGCAATAGGAAATATTTGAAATTGTGCATCAACGTTTAAGTCTTTAACACCAGTTGATGGTATTAATAAATTTAATATTGTACTTGCAATAGAATCAACAACACTTAAATCTCTATTTCTATATTGTTCACAAAATATATCTATATCAATATCAGCATTTGTAACAAAAACTTGATTATTATTCTCAGCAAATTCGTTAACTGTACCAATGATAATATATTTGTCAGGAGTAGTAATAGTTGGAATTTGTGAATATACAGGGATAACTTTCCCATTGTATATCACATTATTTTGTAATATAGTTAAATAAGCTGTTCTTATATTATTTGAGCAATCTAACATTATTTATTTGGTCTAACTAAATTATATAATTTTTTATACAACTTTGGTTGTACTTGTTTTACACTTGGAAATAAAAAAGGTCTTTGCTTTGTAAAACCTTCTCCATTTACATAAAATTGCTTTGCAATTTCTCTCCATTCATTTGTTAGTCTGCTTTTATATTTATCATAAAATATACCAGTACCAAATTCATAATAAGCAGAATATCTATAATTTGCATCAATTGAATATCTCAAAAATGATAATTTTTCAACACTAATTGTACCTGCAATAAATTCAGGTGCTTTTCTTCTTGCCAATGTAGCAATTTCTTCAGCAGCAGCACCAATCTCCATATCTACTTCTTTAGCCAAATCATTCTTCAATTGCTTTAATTTATTTAAAGCATTTTGAACCTCTCTATCATTTAATCTAAAAAAAAATGCCATTATATTACCACTTTTTTATATTGATGATAATTAAGTCCATCCCATTTAGGAAATTCAGTCATTGTGCCATTTGCTTGATCCCCTTTAAATTTCTTGCCCCTATTCTCATAAGACCAAGTAACTAAGGTTAATATATCGCTTTTAATATCTTCAGGAAGTGAACTATACCCAGCTTGATAGGTAATAATATAATTACCTGCACTATAAAGCCATATCTTACCACCAATTAATTCGTACTCATCATTTTTTACCAATGTTTCGTACATATTAAAACCAGTTTTCCACTTCAATTCATTTATGCAAATTAGTGGTCCATAAGGAACATCTACCATCCAAGCACCTGGAATTGATCCCGTAAGTTCTACATTTGCCCTTAATACTTTAGTTGCAAATGAAACTGATGTTAATGCTTCTATGTGCTTTCTTGCACTTTCAATTAATTCTTGTATCAAATTATCATCAGTATCATAAGAAATACGCATCCATGTTTTTGCATCAGTTAAACTCACTGGTTCAACCACAACATCTGATACAACATTTACACTATTTACTATTATTGCCATATTTACTAATTATATTTATATGCCATTTCTCGCATCCAGTCGTGGAACTTGTCCAACTCGTCATTTGATGCTTGTTCTTTTGCCCTAAGTGTTGCTTTTCTTGATGCTGACTTATAACTCTTTTCTTCATCCAACCTACAAATGGCATTAACCCATTCTTTAATATCTTCACGATTTTTGACATATATTCCAGCTTTATCGCAATTTTCTTTCAGTCCAGGTGTTTCAGTAGAAATAACTGGAATCCCATAACACATAGCTTCAGTTGCAGTCATTCCCCACGATTCGTACTTAGAAGGCATTAATAATATCTTTGTCAATTTATAGACTTCTTTAATATTAGAAGTATTTTCATAAACAGTAACATTAGGTAATTTTGGTATGAATTGTTCATCGTAACTACCTTTTACAGCTAAAAATGATTTATTTGGTAATGCCCTTGCAATCTGTTCAAAAATCTTACCGCCTTTATTTTCATTCAAGTTAATTAAAGTGATAAAATCGTTCTCCCAAGGCTCAGTATCAGAGTTAAAATGCGAATAATCTATCGGTGGTCGCAGAGTAAAGTTATCAAATTTATATTCCAATTCTTCTTTTAACCACTTAGAGTTATACACAATATGTTGATTTCTTTCAGCTTGTATAATTTCAGGGTATGGGTGTGAATTATGAATCAAATGAAATAATGGTTTTTTCTTCATTGCGGAATAAGCAATGCTCCATTTTGTATAGTCCAAATGCGTAAATACAACATCAGCCCAATTAAACAAATTCTCAATTACAACTGCATTTGGAGGGAACACATCAACCCCATCAAATACATAGTTATTAGTTATTTTATAATGATTAGCTTGATGCAATAAAATTCTCACATGATGTCCCTTACTCATCAAAAACTTGTTAATGCGATGTAGCATATATTCCGCACCGCAATTGTGTTTTGGAGGATAAAGATGTATAGAGCAAAGTATATTCATATAAAGTCGTAGTTTACATAATATCCATATAATTCATTTCCAAATAAAAATTTCATATATGGGTATCGGTCAATAAAATTATTAATTGTTAAATCGGGTTGTAAATGTTTTTCATAAACATTGCCACCTACATCATCTTGCTCCATCTGATAAGGAACTGCCACAATACACTTTTTACCACTATTATTAATGTAACTTAATAACTCTTGTGCAACTTTTAATTCCAAATGCTCAATAATATCACCTAAAATGATATAATCATATTGACTTAAATCAAAATCAACCACATTTGCACAAAAAATACTTGTATATATAGAATGTAAGTCAAATTTCTCAATATATGGTTCATATACTTCAAGTGCATGAATTTTACCAAAATATCCACGCAACATTACCCCATACTTGCCCGATCCTGCACCAACATCAATAACATTTGCATAATGAGGAACATTCCTCATAATATGCAATTTCACATCGTTTTTAAAATAGTCAAATGAATATGGCATAATAAAAATAAGGGGGATTTTCACCCCCTTTCGGTTATATCTAAAACAAATTAGATTGCACCGTAAATAGCCGCAGTAGGCTGGAATTGTAACAATTCACATCTTGCCTCACAACGGAAAGTGATCAAGTTCTTAATGAAATCATCTTGGTCAAATTCAGTTGAACGAACAGACAAACCTGACTGCTGTGCAATTGAATATTTAGTTGTGTCCATAACATAAGCCTTAGAAGCTGTAACAAGAGAATGAGGAACAACAGGAACACCCATAATTCTTACATTACCATTGTTGTCGATTGTAAGACCACCAGGAACACTATAAGAACCACCTGAAGGCAAAGTCTTAAGAACGTTAGCCCAACCAGCATAAGTGGTCAAAATAAGGTTAGACTGCCAGTTAGCAGCACCAAGTTGTGCGATATAATCGATAAACTTTTCAGCAGTGTTAGCACCTGAACTCACACCAGCAGTTGCAGAAGATGCAATTGCATTTAGGTAATAAGTATCTTCAGCTTTTTGGAAATCTTCAATCAAAGAAGATTGCAAATAAGATTGCAAGAAAGGTAGATCATCAATCATCTGACGGCTAACTTTAGCATAACCAGCGATGAAAGACAATGCTGTGTTTACAACTGTTACATCGTAATCAAGTTGCGCCTTAGCAGAACCTTCAGTTTGCTTACCGAAAGAACCTTCACCAACAGGGCTGTTTCCACGAGGGAAAGATACAGAACCAGTTGATACAGGAAGGATGTTGAATACTGAACGCAAGTGTGGGTTAACGTATGCTCTCATGTAAGCATTATCTACATAAGATACATAGATGTTACCAGTAAGGTTAGTACCTTCTGTCATAACTTGTACTGCTTTCAAATCGATGTCAGCAGCAAAACCTTTACCATTGCTTTTTACAGCAGATTTGATGTCGTTCCAACCTTTCTCAACAGAAGCACCAATTGCATTTTTGATGTCCATGATATGCTCTGCATAAGAGTTTGCAACTTTCTTCTCAGCACCAGCAGCCAAACGACCATAAGATGCTTTTGCTTCAAGAACTTCTGCTCTTGCTTCTTCAAGGCTCTTATTTGTCTTTACAAGGCTTTCGTTGATTTGCTCAACTTTGCTTTCAAATGACTTTGCAGCTTTCTCAGTAACCGCAGCTACCTCAGCTTTTTGTTCTGCCAACTTAGCTTCAAGGGCAGTTTCAAATTGTTTCAAATTTTCCATTTTGTTTTTTTTAATATTTATTTATTATACTTATTAATGACTGCTCAAACTCTTTGCTATCATCCTTTTGCTGCAAAGGTGCTTCCGCTGCCAATGTGCTACTTGTCTGCATTTGCTCTACTGTTTGTGCAAGTTGTTTCACTTTAATTAGACACAAGTCTATCGTTTCATCCGTTACATCAGAATCTCTGATGAATTTTTCAAAAGCCTTTATCTGATCTTGTATTTTCTCTATATTTTTCATTCCTTTTAAACCAATTAGTGGTGTATTCTCATTTGCACCCCAAGCAGTAAGTGAACTACCTTCAAATAGCATTACATCGTGTATCTCATTTGCTTCAGTACCCTTTTGTTCACGAAGTGTCTTAAAGCCAATTGAATGTTCGCTTATTAGTCCACTCTCTACCATCTTAATAAAATCTTTTCCAAGTTGGTGTGATCCAATCTTTGATTCATAATAAAGACCATAAGAATCTTCTTTAAGTACATAAGGCTTCCCCAAAGGTTGTGATGGATTATGATTAAGCAAATGCTTAATTCTTTGCTTACCATCAGGTCCCCAATCTTGTATTGACCTTTTAAATGAACCTGGCATTATTATATCGCCATCAGAATCCACCATTCCAAATGCAGAAAAATATCCTGCAACAACACCACTTTTGGCATCTACATCTTTTACTTGCAAGTCAAATGACTTATAATTGTATATCATACTTTTGCTTTTATTTTATTTTTCTTATTAATCTACCATTTGAATCTCTCCTACCTTCAAAACCAACTGTACAACGACAATTGATACTAAATCCTGCTGGTGTTGTAGGATCACCAGGGAATCCCGACAATACCAAATCGCCTTTCTTACCAGTTGAAGTAAAATCATCTTCCCAAGCTACTTTTTGTCCGTTCATACCAACATGATCGTATTGGTCTTTTGGTATTCTTCTTGTCCTCGCATCAACTCTACTTATCCAAATTTTATCTACTTCAAAATCGTGCTGGTCAGCAGCTAACATTGAAGCATAATTACTTGCCCTCATCACTTCCGTTCTTACAATTCTTCTTGCCCTCATCGCACTATATCCATTCTCTCTATCATCAAGAATAATTTTTACAATCTCATCAACACTTAATCCTTCATTTAATCCCTGTGCTAATATCTCTTGCAATTTAGCTTTTGTAGTTTGTGTCATATTTGATACCAACAAAAAACCATATTGCACTAAAAATTCTATTGCCTTTTGAACCCACTCACTATTAAACATAGATGCACTTGCCTTTTGGTTATTTATCGCAATTGCTCTATAAACTGCATTACCAAATATCACCGTAGCTTCTTTGTATAGCTTGTTCATTAAAATCATCATATCCTCACTCCACGCATAGCTACCCATTTTTGATAATGCACCTTGTGCGCCAAAATCTTTTAAGTCAGTTGCAAACTGCTTTAAATCTTTTCTTATCGCATCATTAAACAAAGAACTATATTTTATATCAAGTTGCCTTCTAAGTCTTTCCACCTTCAACCAATACTCTCTTTGCTGCTTCCCGTTCATCAGTTAGTTTTTGTTTATAGCTGTTTCTAACTGATACCCTCATCATCTGCTCCGTTCGGCATGTCCTCTCTGTCGGAATCTTCGGAAACCTCTCCATTACCATTTGCCATATCTCTTGATCCGTTGTTGTCGCTACTATCATCAGTCATAGTTTGTTGGTCGGGTGGTATGCTTAAGTCCATCAACACTTGTTCAAGTGGAACAATGCTATTATTAACGTAAGAATGTTCGTAAATGCCACCTTTCTCCTCATAGTTCATTGCAACTCGCTTCTCATCAAATGTTAGCCAGTTTGCATCACGAAGAATCCTACTCATTCTCTCCATGTCTTGTTGCAACTCGGGAAGTGCTGTAATATCAAAGTCAATATATACATTCTCACCAAATGCTGGAACAAGCCATTTATTTAACTCATCTCTCAATGAACAACACATCGGAACAATGGTGTTAGTCATCAAATCTCTTAATGCATTTTGATAGTTGTTGTAACTTGTGCTGCTTGTATCAAATAATACCGATGGCATACCAAAAACTCGACACCATTGCTGCAAACTCATGGTCATTGTTTTTACCAAGTCCATATCAACTGAACTAAGCCCAAAGTTTAAATAATCCCAAGGTGTTTGCAACACTCCTATCTTACCTTTATTGTCAACACCATTAATGTCATCATTAACGGCTCTTTTTATTATACCAGCTTGCTCAATAGTAAATGTCGGCACATTTGTTCCAATAGGCTTAGGTGTTATAGCACCTTTAGCACCGCCATTGGCAGCCATCATTGCAGAAGCATCCGCAGCATTGTTACTCATACGCAAAGTCTTGTATGCAGACTTAAGTGGGCTTAAACCTCTTAAATGCGTTCTTGTAACATCATTGAACTCAGGGTTCCATGTTTTCCATTGGCAAACTTGTTCTTTAGGAATATTAATTCCCATGCCTACCATAAGTTTATAACCAAGAATATTATACAAGTCTTTCGGATCGGGGTATATATCTAAGAATTGTGTTGGCAACACATTTAGTTCAACAAACTTACTACCTGGCACATTGCCATTATTACCATATATATTTCCCTCTCCACTTAAATACCTATAACCAAAAAGATTTTCCAAAAATTGGTCTTGCGATTGCGACCTATTTGGATTCTCCAATAATTTCGCAAGTGGACTATCCATCACCACATTCTCACTATAAGCATTTTTTCTTTGTATCAATGCTTGTTCAAATGCACCATTGAATTGAATACCCTTTGTTAAATTTTTATATTTAAGCAAAGCATTTAAATCGTCAATAATCTCATCTCTCTCGTTGTATACCTTACAAGCTATCTTGTGTTCATTGATATATTCTGCAAGTTTAAAGGCACATTGAGCTTTTAGATTAGCAAAATTGTTTTTTGGTGTGAAACTACTTTGTATCTTTTGTATCTTTGTGCGTATTTCTGCATTATTAGGAAGTGCTGAACTGTTAGCAACAAATCCATTTACTCCAAATAACCCATCTACAACTCCACCACCTACCCCGTCTTCATCAATAAGGATATTACTGTACGGTATTCTTTCACTTGCCGCCAAATCTTTTATGACTTGCTTTGTAACCTCAATACTTTGTTTATTATACTTTAAAATCTTTATAGACTCTAAACCATCCCATATGTTCACAACAGTACTGTCTCCGCCCATTCTAGCCACGTCCACGGTCATGTATTTACTCCCATCTCTTGAAATTGTGTTTGAAAACATATCAGTAATACCATCACTTGAAACCAAAGAGTCCTTGTCTTCTTCATAGTCCCACCTACCCTCAAATAAACGCTGTCTTCTAACTACATCTTTTTCATTTGATAATGTTTCTACATAGTCATCTGGTAGGTATTTATTATCTGTTGCGAGCGATTGTACAAACTTTCTATTTTTAGGGAGAATACCTTGCAAATACATATCAATAAATTCTCTTTTCATCCAGCCTTTCTTTGGGTTTGCTGTAATAAGCAGTTTCTTTTTTAAATTGTACTCTTTATTTTTCCATCGTCCGATAGAAAGCCATAGGTTTGATTTTGCGTTCTCTGCGATTTCTCCCCCTTCTTCTATCCATCCTCTAGTCATTTGCATTGAACCAAATCTTTCAAAGAGCGGGTCAGATGGTTCTTCTTTACAAGCTATAAGAAATACTTTTGAACCATTCTTTAGATTAAAACAGTTGTCTTGACCGTTAAAAGAAACATAATCATCTATCTTGAGTCCCCAGTTTTTAAATACCTCATGGATAGTTGGGATAGTAAACTTTCTTAAATCGTTGAGCTCTTTACGAGCGATAAAGTAATGTGTTTCAGGATATATCAACGCATCACCGAAAATAAGGGAAGCCCCTAAATAAGACTTTCCCCCTCCTTTTCCACCACCATATAAGATTTCTTCGACAGTATCATCAATCCAATATGAGACAGCTTCTATTTGTTTTTCGTTTTTACTTTTAAACTGTATCTGCATCTTTTATGATTTGCATACCTGTTATTTGTTCAACTTTTACAGCTCCCCCGTTTTCTCCTGTGAGTTCACTGCGTTTACTATAATTCTTTTTATCAAGTGTTTCTCTTATAAACTGTGCTTCTCTTTGTTTCACACTTAGTACACCAGTATCTACTTTACCCTCAGCGTTATAATGGTCAGTTCTTAATACATCTTCTGAAACCATCTCTGCAAGATTTAATTTATACTCAAGTTTATGGTCTAATACGTTTGTACGGAAATCATCATAATTTAATTTTCTCCATGTGTTCCAAGTACTTCTAGGAATATCAAGCATTTCATACACTTCACTCTCTTTCTTCCCTTCTAAAAGTAACTCTTGAATTTTCGCCATTACTTCATCTGTTAGTTTTGTTGGACGTCCTACATCATTTGTCATATGTGTATATTATAACATAGTTTTAGTTATTTTTCTATACACTACTTCTTTGTATCTTCGGCAACTTTTCCTGCCGGCACAGTAAAAGCTTGAATAGCAGAGTAAACTTTATTCGCATCTTCAAAGGTTTTAAATAGTCCATTTGCTTGTGCTACGTTTGCTACACTGATAAGGATTTTTAATGCTTCTTCTTGGTTCATATAGTTAGTTAGTATTTATTGGTAATTCTTTTAATATTTTTACTTTAATTTTTTTCTTGCCGAGGAATATTGCTTTTGTTAGTCTGTGTTTTCCATCTAATATAAACCCACGATATAACAAAATAGGATATTTCAAATCTGCGTTCATAACACTTTTCATAGTATCTGCAAAATCTGCCAAATCATAATCGTTATTTTCTATGTTAGTTAAAATGTGGTACTTATTTATCAACCTAATATCTACTAACTCAACCGGAATGTTTTTAGATATTTCTATAAGAGTAGATACTGAATAATATTTTCCATTATATCTTTGTGATTGATTATGTACAGGAATAGACATGTATTATTTGTTTGTTATTCTTTTAAGTTCTTCTTTGTTTAATAGGTTGTTATCACTTAACACTTGGTATAATTGTTCTGCGAGCGAATCTATCAAAGCATGTTCTAGCCTTTCATCCCCGAAAGTAGAGTTACAGGCATGGATTATCTCGTGCAATAACGTAGACTCTTTAACTGATTGTACACTTATGTCTTTATCTATGCAAATTGTTGAGGTGTTAAAGTCAGTTCTTCCTAGCTCATTTTCAAGCTCCATTATTACTAAATTAAATTCATGCCCGCCTATTTTTAACATATATAGCTCTCGTTTATATACTTATATTATAGCATATTTTTGATTAAATTTCTAGTAATTATGGGTAATTTATACATGTTTCCATGTTATCCTGTATACAATTTTACATAGTGTTGATTTTGCTATTTCAGGATATTCTAATAATGTTTTCTTTAGACCATTTTTATAATAAAAATCTCTTATCTTTAAAATATCTTGTTCTAATTTATTTGTCTTTGGGTGTTTTGAACCTTTCATAGGAGGTGGGGGAATAGATAATTTATTATTATACGCATGTTTTGAGTTTTCAGAAAAAGTTATTACTTCTAAATTGTAAATATTATTATTAGATTTATCTCCATCTTTATGATTAACATTAAAACCATATTTTATGTTACTGATAAATGCTTGTGCAACTAATCTATGAACATAAAACATTTTTTTTCCTATTTTAACTTCTTTATACCCATTTTTTTTAGTTTTAGGTTTTAAAATACATTCATTAATTTTTCTTGTCCCACCATTTTTATTATTTGGAACATATCTTTCTAAGCTTTTAACATTTCCTAAATCACTAATCATGTATGAATTTTCATAGCCCATTATTTTTTTGTATGTTTCCTTTTGCATACACCCATTCTAACATATACAAAATTATAATGCAAAGTTATGAGTTATTTTAGCTACCTGACCATGATGGTCATGTATAAATGCGTAAATAGACTGTGGAGATACATATCCCGCGTCTGAATGCCATCTATCATTTGCACTTACTGCCCTCAAATATTCAATAGTCACCCCGATGTAATCTTTCCCGTCCCTATATTTTGTCACATTGTAGTGATGTCTATGGTGGCAATACCAGTACCCTCTTTCTGTTACTCCCCATTCTTTCCTGAACTCTTGAGCCATAAGTTGTGGTAAAGTATCTTCTTTTGCCCCGTCCCCATGCGTGAAACCAATTAAGTTTTTACCATATAAAAATGCTTTTCTGTGTTTTATTGTTGTATCAAAAGTGATATTTGGATTTTTTGTAAAGTATGCTTCTACCGCGTGAGCGAGGAAATATCCTGAAGTCCAGTCATGATTGGAAGGACAGTGTACGATATGTACAGGAGCAAGTGTCTGCAACTTCTCAACAACATCTACATATAGTTTAAAAGCTTTTTGATAATTACTAAACCACATGCCGTCTGTATCTTGGTTTGTTCCTGCTGTTGTAGTTCCTCTAGGTGTGTCTGTGTGCAAGATGTCATTACCTATTACAAGTACTATTTTTTCTATAGGAAAAGATTTTGTTTTCTCAAGTAACGAATCAATACCTTTTAGTACTCTTTCTATAGCTATTTTTACATTATAGACATCTCCTGTCTTTTCATCTGTAGCCAACTTTCCTAGGTGAACATCTGCTGGGTCTACAATTAGTAAATGTTTATCTGTAATCTTTGGATATTTTAGTTTTGGAACTTTTGGTGATAGTTTTTTAATAGCATTTAAAAATTCTTCTTTCTTACCCTCAACATCTATCATGGATTCAGGATTTGTGACAAATACTGATACATTATCTGTTTTTAACCACCCATATTTCCACTGCTGGTTGAAATTGTTTTGCATCAGTGTCTGTTGGAAAGTATCTGTAGAAACATTCATCTGGTCTTGTTTATTTATCATAGTACCTTTTGGAGGTATTCCTAGTCTTAACGCCCTTTGCCTAATACTTTTTTCACTAATCCCTAAATGTCTTCCGATTTCCACATTAGACATTTTCATGTAGTTTTCTGCTATAAAAGCGTCCTTGTCTCTACTTTGTTTAAATTCTGCTTCAGTCATATAATTTTGTTACCAATACAATTCAGCACTCGCCATATGTATTGCCTTACTAATAACTTGTTTTTTACTCTTCAACTTCCAGTGCTTCTTCAATGTCTCCAATACTTGTTTCTCTTGGCTCAGAGAATATTCCTGTGGCATTGTCTTTGGTATAGCCAATTTTTTCAAGGTCTCTTTCACATTCATTACAATTAGTTTTTATCATGTTTATCTCTTAACATTGATAATGTTTCTATGATAGAAGCTTG